TCCAGCACGTTGTGCCCGATGATGGTCGGCACTGATCCGGTTCGAGTGCCGCCGGCAAGCATCCTGCCGCCAGCGCTATCGACTGCCGCGAAGAACCCGGTAAGCATGTCGCGCTCAGCCTCTGGCGCGCCGTAGGCGTCGTGGTAGAGCGTTACAGGCTCATCATCGCCAATGGCGTAACCAATCACTGCGATGTGGCCAAGCGCGCCGTCGAAGCTGGTCTTGCGCCAGGCTTCTTCGATTGCCGCCTCGCGACACTCTGCGTTCCATTTGGCGATTGTTTCCGGCTTGCTCATGCTTGCTGGGTGAGTGACTGATTCCGCGATAAGTTCGCGCACCGCTAGCGATTGGCCGGGTATCGTCTCAATATCTAGGTGGATATTCATTTTCAACCCCAAAGAGAAGGGCGCACTAGGCGCCCAGGAAGATCAAGCTGCTGCGCGCAGCCTGTTGGTAAATTCCGAATGCAGGCTGGTATGGCAGGAGTTACAGAGCCATACGACCGACAGTGGTTTGTCGTAATCAGAGTGATGCGCGTGCAGACGATCTTGGCTGAAGCAGCCTGGCGCCATGCAGCACGGCGCCTTCCACACCTTTCCAGAGCGTATGGCACTCTCAAAAGCGTTGTGCGCAGCGCGCTTCTCTGGGTTGCGCTTGATATAGGCGCGCTTTGCTGCGTTGCTGCGTTCGCGGCCTCGCTCGGTTTGCAGGTACTGGTTTCTCGCCTCGACTCTATGAGGCAGGTTATTGCGGCTGCGCTCGTACTCACGGTAATGCTCACGATTCCGTGCGTAGTTCGCGCGCACGGCCGCCTTAACGCAGTCCTTACAGGTCGCGTTTCGTGGGTAAAAATCGTGTTCCGCTTTCTGAGCACCGCACTTTTTACAGTGCTTCATGCGGCGCTCCTTCGGGAGGGTTAGAAGGGGATTTGATCGTCGAAGTGATCAGCGCCAGCAGAGCCAGCGTAGGCCGCGTAGTCATCACCGCTTGGCGCGGTGCGCGAACCAGCGGGGCGACGATCTACCAGCGGCTTGTTCATCACCTGCTGGACCATCTTTTCCAGCTTGGCGGCGGCCGGCTTCTTCGGGTCGAGGATTTCCGATGCCGTCTTCTCCGACTCGGCAGAGAACGGGGCGAAGATGGTCGGGCGCGGCAGGCCTTTCTCGCTCTTCTTCTCGATTTCCATCTGGATCAGCAGGCCGACTTCCTTGTTCATTAGTTCAGGGAAGCCAGGGACGGTCGCCTTGACGCGCTGGTTTGCCTCCTTGTCCCACTTCTCAACTTCGATTGACTTCGGCGCATCCACATTGCGCAGCGATAGGCAGGCCATGATGGCGTTCAAAAGCTGGTGGCCGCCGTCGTTCTTCGTGCCGTGCTGATAGCTCAGGTTCAGGTAGAACTGGCCTTCGGCGCCTTCGCGGGACTTGAAGGTGAAGCCGATCCCGGTCGACCCGGTTTCCTTCTTCTCCATGTACTCAGCGCGGGTGAAGGTGCCGATGTACTTGCCGGCCTCGTCGATGAATGCCGATTTGTTGTCAGCCGCGCGGGCGGCGTTCTGGTCGAGTGCGAACATGTGTGTCTCCTTGGGGGTGTTAGGCGGCAGCAGCCAGCGGGGCAATGCCGTAGTAGTCACAGATAACGGCATCAGTAGCCGCCAGGTCGTTGTCGATCAGGTCTTCGTCGAACATGCCCATCGGCGCCTTCGTCGTGTCCGATCCGTTGTTGCGGGTGCTGAAGTAGTGATCGCCGTCCTGAATCACAGCCCGAAGCACGATGGTTACCAGCCCTTCAAGCGTGATCTTTTCGTCAAGGAGGCGGCCAATCGTTTTCATTTTGGTCTGCCCGGCCTCTGTCTCCTCTGTGTGGCTGAGGATGTACACGCGCACGTCCTCCGGCAGTTTCAGCAGCGCGTCGAACACGTCCCATGTGTGCCGTCCGATCTCGGTGAACTTGCCGAAGCCTGTTTCATCGCTGCGGCGCATGAATTCATTGGCGAGCAGGTACTGGAAGTCATCAATGATGATGACCGGCACCTTCGTTGCCATCTTCTGTGCGCTGGCGATGATGCGGCGGTAATCGTCCGTGACGATGGTGCGGCCTTCCCATGCCTTGGCGCCCTTGAAAGGAAGGCGCTTTCCGATAACCTGGATCAGGCCGCACGTCTCCGGGTTGAGATTGCGGAGCGAAGCACTCTTGCCGCTGCCTGACTTGCCCAGGATGAGCGTTACAGTTGCCATCGTGGCTACCTCGGTTGGTTGTCCCATTGCCGCTCTATGCGTGCGGCCTCGTCTTCGTACTGCCGTCTCTTCTCGCCCTCGAACCGATCAGGATCGAATGACCCGACCGTCATCCAGTCGAGCTGAGCCGCAACGGCAGGCGGAACCTGCGCTGTGGTTGGTTGCATGGTTGGTTAGCCGAAAAGTGTGAATATCGCCGCCTCACCAATGAGGCCGAAAGCGAGCGTTCCGGAAAGGACGCCGAACCCGGTAAGGGTCCACCACGCCGCTGCGAATGAGTGGCCTGTGGGGGTGTCGTCGTAGGGGAGGGATTGGGTGCGGCTCATGCCTCACCTCGCGCTTTGGCGATGGCGGCGCGGGCCTGGGCTGTCATCCACGTTTCATCGGCCCCGTTCCTCTCCAGAAACAACAATGCAAACTCCAGCAGCTCAGGCGCGGCGGCTATCAGGCGGGCGTTTGCTTCCAGCTCATCCCCTGGCGTGTGTGCGTCCTGCACTAGCGCACTGAATCGGTTATACCCGTCGTCATTTAGCGCGTAGACGGTGCGGCCTTCGACCAGCCACGGCCCCGGTGTGTGCTTTGTCATTGAGTGATGCTCCCCGCCAGCGCGCTGACGTATATCCATCCTGTGAAAACGAGCAGGGCGATAGCGAAGCCCCGCCACCATGCGTAGCGCAGGGATCGTTGTCTTTGGCTAGCCATCACATGGCCCTCCCGATCTCGGCTGCTGCGCGCGTGAAGCCTCGGCGGTATGCAGCCAGCACGCCGTCATCTCCGATTGGCTCGTCGAGGATCAGTCCGTGAGCGCCGCCAGCCTTAGCTCCGCATACCTCAATCAAGTTGCCGAAACGCCTAGCGCTAAGTCCAAGCTCCACGGCCAACCTCAGCGCATCGCCGTCGTCGGTGAGCGGGTTCCACGGCACGAAGTCGTCACCTTCAAGAATCCACACGTCGCGCAAATCAACGGCACCGTTGTGGTATTCGATCTTGTCGCCCCATCCGCCAGTAACCCCAGCCGCCTTCGCCGCCAGCTCCAACAGTTCGCGGTCATCCATCAAACACCCCACAATAGCGCCACGTAGGCGAGAGTTCCTATAAGCGATCCGGCTACGGTGATGCCTATGGCGCCGGCCAGCTCCTTGAGGACGTAGGCGGTCATGGCTGCTCTCCTTGCAGGGCGGCGAGAGCCTCTTTAGCGATACCTGGGTAGTCGATGGTCATATCGTTCTCGACCTCTGAAACCTATGAATGCCCGTCGGATCGCACGACGATGCGTTCACCAGCAGCAATCTGTTCCAGGGCCTCCCGCAGCCGATCCCGCTCAGCGAGAAGGGCTTCGTAGTCGTCCCAGGCAACACACGGCCCGTCTTCCATCTCAACGATGCCGGACTCAAATCCGCACATGCCGTACCGCTTCACTTCCTTGCTCATGCCGCCTCCTCCTGTGCTGGTAGCAGGAACTCGCTGACCTTGCCCGCCAGTTCGGCAATGTTCGATACGATCAGCGTCGAGGGTCTGAAATCCTGCTCGTCTACATAAACGTCGTGCCAGAACGAGTGTTCGTAGTCTTTCGCCTGATAATCGGTGTCTGCCGGCAGGACGTAGACGGTCACGCAGTCGGCGTGCCCCGCGTAGCTCATGTGGGCGTGGTATCGGCCGGCGCCGTTCACTTCTAGGCACACGCTGAACAGGTCCAGTAGTGCGTTGCGGATGTCGTTGTTCATGCTGCCTCCCGCTTTATCTCTTCGGCGTGTTCGCGGCGCCGGTTGGCCTCGTGCTTGAGGAAGTCGTCTATCCGGTCATCGCAGTAGGCGATGAAGGAGGCGACGGTATTTTCATCCAGCTCCTCCAGCTGCCCCTGAATGGCTTCTTCGAGCGAGCAGGACTCATCCGGGCACGGGTATTCCCGAACCCCTGGTTCGTGTCTGTACATGGTGGATACCTCGGTTGCCCGGATGGACGATGGAAGTGGTGATGCAGGTGTGGCTGGCTGCCGAAGTCCAGCTTTTATCCGTTTCCGGTTTTCCCTCGGATATACCGATTGCGGCAAATCCACTGCATCGGAGAGTGATCTGACTTCCTTGGGCGCGCTTTCCCTCGGGTCTGTGGCTACCGTCGCCGCAGATCACTCTCCGATGCAGGCTCGTTACGTGAGCCATTCGGCCGTCTCAACGGGGTGTAGTGGAGTCCCGCCAACGGCTGCCGGTGTTTTTCAGCAATCGGGGCACTTGCCGGCTTATCCCCGTCGCGGATATCCCGAAGGTCCGCCGCGCGCGGATGTGATTCATGGCGCTACCAGCACCGGGCGCCCTCGGTTATTACAGGCCCGTTAGGGTCTGGCCTGGCTGGCTCAGGAGGGGTTATTTGGTGCGCATCGATATCATCGCGTCGGCGTAGTCATAGGCCATCGCCGCCACGCCATCCGCTGTGTTGTTGTTGTGGTGGCTACCGTGCTGCTCACAGCCTGGGTAAGCCAGCATCCCTTGCATCGCCTTCGCTGCGAAGTAATCGCGAAGATCCATGCCGGAGCTGGGAAGCGTTTTCCTTATCTCATTGCCCGAGATGAACTTGTTTCCGCCTTCGCTTGGGAAGGCAGGCCCGCCTGTTTCAGTCGTCATCACTTCTCTCCTTTCTCTCTCCACCACTCCCACCCCCACAGCGCAGCTAGTACGCAGATGAGGAGGAGGGTTTGGGGTAGGGTTAGCATGGAGTGCTCGGCGGTGGCGGGAGTGGCTGCCAGTGAGTTATTCCGCTGAGAGGCGTTTGCCCATGGAACCATTCCATAATCTGGCAGGAGACCCGTTTACCGTCGAAGCAGATGACCGCTGCAGATCGGTAAAGCGTCGGAATCTCTCTTCCCTGCAACTCGCATGGCTCAGAAAGAATCGTTCGGATTGGCGGAAGACGCTCGCTCACGCTTATCCATTTGCTCATCTCATCCTCCTATGTGCTGATGGGTGCCCGCTGCAGCCTGTAGCCAAGCTGCGGGGGTGGGGTTAGGCGGCTTCCCAGCCAAGATTTTTGATGTACTCGCCGCCAGCGCAGACTCGAAGGTCTTCGATTTCTGACAGCCCCTTGAGCTCGTCCAGAGCTGCCATAGCCCTTTCGGTGGCCAGCTTGGCGTGGCTTAGCTGCCAGCGCTTTCTTGCCTTGTAGGACTCAAGCGCCTTCTCTTTCTCGGGATACGCAAAACGCCGCCCCGATACCTTCAGCACGCGCTTGGCATACTTGGGAATGACGCCACGCTCAAGGCTTGCTTTTGCGATAAAGACGTAGCTCGGAACGACCAGCCAGTAGCAGTGCTCGGTTTCACGAATCACTACGTATCGCTTGCAGATGATCGAAACCCCTTCAGGCCCGATCGCGTCGATGTACCGGAAGTGATCCGGCCAAACTGGATTGCTCATCCTGATTACCTCCGTTGTGTTAAGCCGCCAACTGCGCCTCTTCCATCCGCTGTATGCGGGCCACCGTTTGCGATCTCGGCGCTTCCGGCCGGCGTATGGGGCGAACCTGCGGGTTGTGCTCGGCGCCTACCAATAACGCCAGCACCAGGGGAGCGATGATTCCCCGGCGCATGGCTTCAAGGCAGAGGCCGCGTGTTGTGCGCTGGTTGCCCAGCTTGAAACGGGCGTCGTCGAG